AAACCTATTGCTGCTGCAAAATTGTCCACAGTTGAAGATGACATATTAGTGAGCTGCATATAAGACCAAGTACCCAAAACAATTAAGCCTACAGAAGGGCGCATTAAGCGCACAATCGCTTCAACCCAGGGATATGAGGGATTAGTACCACCAGCATCATTAACCGCTTTAAACTGCTCTAAATCCAATTGCTTCATTTGAACATACTGCTCAATCGTTGCTGGCTTAAATTGATCGGGTGCAATAAACCGATTGATTAGGGATTTCCCTAGATCAACGGCTAAAGGACCAAGCGCAGCAAGGATTGTAATTGGATCTATAGACCTTCTCCAGGCGTTACATAAACTGCGGAGTTTGCAGCATCACCAATAACCTTGGCATACACATTAGCTGATTGACTTACTTGTGGACCAGTAATAGTCAAATAAGCGTATGGTGGTACAGCCACAACATAACTAGGAGTTACATCTGGCAGCGCAACATTAAATGTGCTGGTAGCGCTGATCCAAACATAAGCAAAGCTGTTAACGCTATCGTTTGACAGATAGTATTGGTTTACAGGACTGGTAGCTGTAATAGTAAATACTTGAGATTCGGTATTGGCAGATCCAGTAGCAACTACCTTTACCGTTTTCCCCATTGGTTGGAAAGCGATATTATTAGCCATTAGATAATCCGATTCTTTTCTGGTTTAGTAGTAGAGGAGATTTTGCTGTTATAGCTAGAACCACCTTCTTCAAAACAAATAACGCTGCGGAAGCCACCCATTGGTACTTGACCTGGTGTCCATACTTGACTGCGTACAGTCACATCTGAAGGCTTTTGTGGGCGCTGCGCTTTAGGATTTGATTTTTGTGAAAAGTTTAATTCATCAGCGCCTTTTACAGCACTTTTAGTCTGCCAGTCTTTCGGGTTTCTCATTTGATTCTCTCTTTCGGTTAAGTATTAGGTAACTGAAAAGGCAGAAAAACACCATCGTTCCCAGTCTTTCCAATGTTGGTTCGTTCATTGTCCAACACGCTAGAATAAAACACAATCCTAGCGCCAAAATCACTAGCAAACGGTCTGAGATGACCTTTAATGCTAGGCGAATAACGGTTACTGCATCCATGAATATCCCCTGTAAAAGTTAAACCTAGCATAGTTTAACCTTCTTCCTCATCTGTCGCAATAAACCCGCTACCCCACTCATCATCACTAATCTTCTGCTTGAGTTTTTCAATGTTTACAGCTCTGTCAATCACTTTACATTTGTCGGTAAGGGATGCCATTGGATCAGCCATAACTTGTATTAGCAGCTCATTAACTGCGTTTTCAAGTTCTGGGTTTACGCCTTTATTCTTTTTCATTAGTTACTCATATAAGATGTTGCACCGCTATAAGCACCATAGGCAGTACCGCCACCCAATCCCCATTTAATAACTCTTTGGACTAGCTCACGCTTTTTCTGGAGATCTTCAATTTGATTGATTTGTCGTAACAATTGATCCCGCTGCGCAATATTTAATATTCCAGCTTTTTCTAAACGATTTGCTACATTAGTAGCTTGTTGGCTAATCTCTTTAACATCCCTGGCACGCTCAACATCCGTACCTAAACGGGTTAAATCTTGTTGTAACGCCCTTTGTTCAGTAGCGGTAGCAATTCTAGTTTTGCCCATCTCAGTAGCTTTAGCACCACGCTTTTCAGCATCGGCAATGGTCTTGGCATAACGATTAGCCATGTCATACACACCTGTTTCCTTGAGCATAGTGCGATTGTCACGCACAAACTTCTCAACACCTCTGGCATCTTTAATGCCTTCTAATTGGGCTACAAAGTATTTTTGAGCAGCATCTTGGGCTAATTGTTTGTTTCCACCCAGGGCATCAATTAAAGCAGCGTAATCTTCCCTGGATTTAAATACTTTGCCAGGAATACTTTGAGCTGGCACAGCAGCGTAATTAGCACCTTTTCCAAGTAATTGCTCATCAATCAATGCTTTACCAACCTTGGTCTGGAAAACACGCATTGGTTCAGAATCTTTTTTGTATTGATTTAAAAAAGTTTTAATTTTGGGAGAGAACTCAACCATGACCTTTTCAACCGCATCAGCTAGTTTTCCTGCTTGTTGCTGGCTAATAGCATCAAATCCTTCTGCGGGTAAACCATAAGATCTATCACGCAAAAATCTTCTAAGGTTTTCTAAACCTTCAAAGCTAACTGGTCTGCCCATGACCACGCCTGTAGCTTCATCTACATAGCGAGGATCAAGCGCTCTTTTAACTTGTTTTAGCTGGTTTTTAATAGAATCAACCGATGCAACAGTTAACTTAGTATCTGGATCAGTAAGCGCATCCGTAACCATTTTCTTAGCATCTTTATATGCGCTGGTGTTTTCAACCAATTCTCCAGCCAATTCTTTATTCTTAGCATCTCCAAAAGCAGCAGTTTTGTTTGTAGCAGCATTGCTTGCTCTAGTAGTCTTGAGATCGTTATAAATCTTGTCTGCCGTCTGCTTAATTGATGAACCAATTTCATCCATGGATTGTGGAATGGCTTTAGCAACGCCAGCTTCCGTACCCATGGTTACGCCAGGCATTTGCCCGTATTCGGCAACGGGCTTACCAGCTTCACGACCTGCAATTTTTTCAGCAGCAGCAGCACGAGATTCAGCAGTTTCCGCTTTCTTGCTAGCTTTAGCAGCTTCCTCTGATACACGACCAGCAGTAGTGCTTTTAAGGGTTTCAGCTAAATCTTTACCGCCACCCATCATGCTGCCTATCTTGCCAGCACCGTACTTACCTAATTTATACAAAGCGCCAACGCCAGCGCCAACAGCGGGAGCTAGTTCACCAGCAGTTTGATAACCTTTAACAGCTTCTCTAGGTTTAGGAATACCGATCATTTCATAGCCTTTTTGGGCTTCTTCGGTAGTTGGGAAAATGGTTTCCCTTCCCATAAACTTTTCACCCTTAGTTGGGTTTAAAAATTTCTCAACATCACCCAAAGTACCTAATGTACTTGTGCCTAATCCATAAGCAACAGCACCCGCTTTTTCTGCAACGCCAGGTTCTTTTTCTTTTTTAGGTTCGGCTAAAAGATCACGACCTGAAGGTTCAGCTAAAAGATCACGACCAGCCATCAATCTTCTCCTTCAATCTTAAAACCTCTATTTCTTAAACGGTCTTTTGCTTCTTGTTCAGAAATATTGTTCTTAGCAGCCGTTACCGCAATGTCATCTTTAGTAGCTACTTTAGCGCCTTCACCGCCAATGTCGGCATAAGATGATGGAACTTTATTTTTAGTAACATAATGTTGGTCAATCATTTCGCCAACTTGTTTAAAGCCTGGGTAACGCATCTCAAGATAAGCATTTTTGTCTTGGAAATCTTCTTTAACACCTCTAATACGCTCTCTAAGGGCGCTAACAGTAAGACCTTTCCAACCATAAATAGGTTCAAGAATAGCTGCTTCGTTTTTAGTAAGGTTCTTACCACCAATTTCAAACTCAATAGCTTGAATACGGGCAAGTTTTTGTGACAATTCTGGAAATTTATCACGCAAATTGTTAATAATGTCAGGCGTAAACTTGGTTTCAGGACCAATCAACGCAGCATATTTAGGGTTAGTTAACAACGATTCAATATCAGTAATGTTGTTAATTACGCCTTTTCTGGCTAAATATTGATTGTTTGTATCCTTGTCTTTAGGCAGATCAGCTATTTTCGATGCTTTAGCTTGAGCAATTTTAAGATCTTGCGCCATCTTTTCCATGTGGCGAACATCCTCACCAGACTGTTTAATGATGTCCATAACAGCCATGTAGCCTTGCTTTTCATAAGTAGCTTTAAGTAATGGGCTATTTGCTTTAGCAATAGCTACAGCCATTTCTTGTCTTGCACTAGCCAAGTCATAAGGGATCTTCTTAACAGCGCCTTCAAACTCTTTTTGAATTTGCTCTTGCTTTGCTTTCATTGCTTGAAAATTCTTTTCAAACTCGACTTGCTGCATCTTAAACAAATCTTTTTTGCCTTGCTGATAACCAGCCATCATTCCAGACATGGAATCAATAGCAGCAATAGCAGACTGCTTACCACCTGTGTTTCCAAGCAATTGACCTGTCATAGCAATCAAACTACCCAGGGTAGCCATACCAACTAAAGTATCTTCGCTAGGTTTAAACTCAGGCAGCGGTGCAGCTTCCAATGCTTGCTTACGAGTTACATCGGCAGCTTGATATGCTTTAGCTTCTTTTTGTGCAAACTCACCCTCAATACGGGCTTTTTCTACTGGAGCTTGAACGGCAGCTTCTTTTTCTGCTTCCATTGATCCCAGCACGCCCTTACCAGCTTCAGTACGAACTCTCTGAATATCGCCCATAGAGCGAGCTTTTCCTGTGCTGCTGAGTAAATCAGTAGCGTTAGTTGTTGTTCCGAGTGCTGTATCAAGTGCCATTTTTAGACAATCCTATTAGGTACGCCAGTAATAAATGGAGCAATCATTTGAGCTAATTGACCATAGAATTGTTGGTTAGCAGCGCCAATAGCACGATCTGCTTCCATGCCAGACTTAATTGCGCCAAGAGCATATTGATCGCCAATGTTGCTAACTTTAATACCGTAATCATATTGATTCTGTAATAACAGAGCTTGCAGATTGGCAATTTGATTGGCTGCTTGCTGTGCGCCAACGCCACCTCTTTGAGCAATACCCTGGTTTACTTGCGCTCTAGCTGCTTGTAATGCTTGTTGGTTTGCAGGAGTAAGTTCTCCACGCTGCGCTGCGCCAGTTAATTTAGCACCAGCTTCTCTGTAAGGAGCTGCCATGGCAGATAATTCACCCTTAGCTGCCTGAGCTTGTTGACCAGCTTGACGAGTTCTAGCAATATTTTGAGCAGTTAAACCACCAGCTAAAGTAGCGCCAACACCTAAACGCAAAGCATCTTTACCGCTGATACCTAGCTTGTCTAACAATGATTTTGAAGTTGCTTCAGTTCCAACATCTTGAGGACCGCCTACTTGCAATGATTTTAATTCGGCAGCAGACGGTGTTTCTATATTTGTTGCTGGTAACTGAGATGCTGGAATATTGTTGAATCCATAATTAGGAGCAGTAGCGCTTGTTTGCAAAAGTGGTTGCATACCAGGAACATTTGGTTGAAATGCAGAAATATCACCGCCTTCTCCAGGCAAAGTTATATTTTCCCCAGAATAAATATTTGGTGAATTACTATATCCATAATATTGAGCTTCTTGAGGTGTAAATGTTGTTCCTTGAATATCGGCAGGTTGTACTTCTGGGGTGTAAGTATCAGGACCAAAACCAATGTCATACGATTCGCCATCATAAAACTCTAGCAAACCAGTATCAGGGTTAGTTGTTCCAGATCCACCACGCTTTTTTAACAGCGCAGCTTCTTTAGGGCTAATGTGAGCAAGAATGGAATCTCCAGATCTACCTTTAGATCGGATCATTTCAGCTAAAGCTGGTAAATCTATTCCTAAAGATTTTTTTAAGCTACTCATTACTCACCTCCAGTTTCATCTTTGGTTCTCAAAGATGCCAAATTCCACACATTTCGAGTTGTTTTTTCACCACCGCCAGGACTTTCTACTGGCGCACCTGGTTCACCTGATCCTACTCGTAATGCTTGACCTAATGCAGCCGTACCTGGTCCAGCCGTTGGAGGGGGAGCTGATGTGTCTGGAGAAGTCGGGCTATATCCACCTGATTGCGGAGCAGAAGATCTTGTGCTGGTATCCGCTAATCCTTGAGCAGTCAATCTGCTTGCAAGAGAACCGCCAGTAGAAGATAAAATTTTAACTAATTCTGGACTTGCGCCTGTAGATCCGTCAACGCCTGATTCACCATAAAAACCACCTTGCTGGGCTTCTGCATCACCAATATTAGGATCTGCCAAGCCTTCTGAAATTCCACCTGCAACAGCGCCACCAGCAGCACCGATAAGTGCGCCTGTAACTGGATCACGCTTGTTTAATGCTGCGCCAGTTGCGCCACTTGCTGCGCCACCAGCTGCACCGCCACCAACACCACCGCCAGCAGCGCCACCGACTGCGCCACCAATAGCTCCAGCAGCAGTACCTTTAGCGCCAGCTTCTAAAACTCCGTTAATGTCTTTACCTTGAACGGCAGCATTAACAGCAGCAGTTGATCCAGCAATAGCAGCGCCACCAACAGCGGAAATAGTGGCAGCACTAGCAGCAGCAACAGCTTCAGCTCCTAAAGCGTATTCCATGATTGCAGCGCCCACCGCTGGACCTGCATAAATAGTAGCAACAACGGCTACCACCGTAATAACGACTGGAGCTGCTGAACCCATTAGATTGCTCCTTCAGCAAGTAATTCTTGCGTTAATTTGCCAGCAGTAATGCCATTTGCTAGTAGTTTGTAGTCAATACCAGGTTCTTTAGGCAATTGATCTTCAGTCAAGATGCCATTTTTAACTGCCATTTGCAGGGCTACTTGATACATATTTGGATCTTTTAGAGCTGCTTCAGCATATTGACCAGCTTCAATTAGCTTTTGCGGATCAATTCCTACCTGTTTAATTACCCTAGCTAGATCTTTTTTAGCTTTAATAACTTCAGGTGGCTGTTCTGGCTTGCCTTTGTTCTTGACAGCTTGCATCACATCTTTTTCCATAGATTCTTGCTGCGGTGCAAAATCTGGTTTTTTCTGGGGGGTGGGAAGTGGATTCATAGTCTTAAGAGCTTAGGTTGAGGGCAGCAGCAATTTGCTGGTGAATGTAAAGGTGCGAAGCGATCCAATCGTAGAAATCTGATTCGTTATTAAAGTCAACATCTAGCATATTAAACGGGTTATTTAGACCTAACAAGCCCGCAAAAGCCTGGTGTTCGACCTGGTGAGCAAGTAACCAATCATCTAAATTGTCTGGATCAGCATCGGTTATGGGGAAAATAGGTACTGGAGTGCCAGTATCCATGAATGTTTCCTGAAATAGCTTATGTTGCGTGCCATTTTCAAACAAAAACTCTCCCAGGGAATCAATATCCCCAAACTTCACAATAGAGAGAGTTTCCATATTCATATTAGTGGAGCTTAAACGCAATCGCTACTAAAGAAGCCACAATAAAACCAGCCGATGCTACCAAAATCTGTTCAATACGCTTTAATCTAGCGCAAATACTGTCATAACGAATCTCACATACGGCTTCATGCGTATTTAAACGAGCTTCTGTGTTATCTATTAGTAAGTCCATTGTTTCCATTAAACGATTACCCATCTTGATCCAGAAGCTACGGTTACGGTGATTCCACTTGCTACAGTAATGTTGCCAGCAGACATAGCGTTATATCCACTACCGACTGTTGCGTTAGCAGATACAACATTTGAGTTATAAATTAGTCCGTTGGTAGCTGTTACTTGAGTGACATTGACATTACCGCCAGAAATTGACACATTAGGGCTAATTAGGCTTGCAATGGTAACCGTATTATTAGGGTTTACCGTCATAGCGCTAGTTGTTGCGCTTGAAGCGTTAGCTAAGAAATGTACTGAATTAGAGTTCCAAGAACCGATTGCTAGGTTGCCAGAATACGATAACAAAAATGATGCGTTGGCAGCCGATACTGGATTGTTTGGAAAACCAGCAGCAGTATAGTCATAATTTGTGCTGTTTGTTCCTAGATCACTATATGCAGAAAATCCATTATTGATTGTGGAAAAACTAGCATACGATGTATTGCTGTTATTGGTATTTTGGACTGCAATATAAGCGTAAGTAGATGCGTTACCTACAAAAGTAGAAATAAGACCAATATCAGTATTAGATAATGCACCGCCAACAGAGAGTGATCCAACATTTGAACTAATACCGCTATAAGCAATATTGGCTGATGTTAAGTTTGCTCTACCGCTAGTTATTGTAGTGTTGTTTAGCGTTAAATTGCCTACTGCCGTTGCTGTATTTCCCAAACCAATGGTAGTGTTTCCAATAGTAATATTGCCTGTAGCGGGAATATTGCTTGTACCGCCATTGATCGTGACATTGTTTAAAGTCAGATTTCCAAGGCTAGATACAGTTGATCCTAGGGTAACAACGGTATTACCAATTGTTGCCGAACTATTAGCTAAATAAGAATTAGGAAAAGTTGCTGCAACGCTTTGAATATTGGCATTTTGTAAAGCCAGGTTTCCAATGGTTGTAGCTGTATTGCCTAATCCAATTGTGGTATTACCAATGGTAACATTACCGCCAGTAACGGATGTGTTGGGTATTGAACCGCTGGTGATCGTTACATTGGCTAGTGTTAGATTGCCAATCGAGGTAACTGTGCTGCCTAAAGCAACAACAGTATTGCCAATCGTGGCAGAGCTATTGACTAATTGAGCATTGGTTACATTGGCTAAAGCACCGCCTAATGTCAGGTTTCCAGTAGATGTGACAAGACCAGTTAAGGTAATGCCATTGACAGTACCATTACCGCCTACTTGCGTTACTGAACCAGCACCGCCACCTCCACCTCCAGCAACCTTGAGAACCATGTTTTAAACTCCATCGCCAGGGGTAATATAGATCTGGGCAGTACCCGTTAAGGTGATGCCAGTAAAGTAAGCATTTGGTACAAAAGTCAGAATCTCATCTGTGCTTGGCAATAGCGGAAAAGCAGCTCCACTACTGGTCACATTGGCAGCAGCAGTCGTAGCGTTTGCAGCATCAACACCATAACCTAAGAAAACCACACCAGTACCGCTATTGATGATGCGATATTGATTACCGCCAATAGTGCTATTGGTGACTTGGACAGGGGTAGGAGCAGATACCGCAGCCGTAAAAGTGACGGTATTACCAGTTTTAGTAAAGGCATTGATTCCCATATTATTTCCAGATTTGATCGGGTTTAGGAGGAAAAACAGGATCAGTTACAGGAGTAACCGCCAATTTACGCACTTGATTACGATAGATAATAAAATCAGCCTGATTAGCCAAGTAAGGACTATTGACAGGATTGGCTACATCAGCAATCGTTGTCCAATCGGTGTCATACAAAAGAGAGGAAGCAGTCGCTTTGCACTCATTTTTTTGAGCTTGCTCAGTCACTAATTGCAAATCATAGGCAACTTCATTACCTTGAACATCATAAGCAATATTTCCAACAATTGTGACAACCTGTGGATAAAGCTGAATAATGGCTTGCGAAATGTTAATCATGCTGCAATCTCCATTAGTGTAATTGTAGAAGTTCCGTTATTCCATTGAACATAAACAAGACCGCCACCAGAATGGTTATAAAATTGAGTTTTATAAGTAACTGCTGATGTAGTAGCTGGAGAATCTAAATAATTGGTAGATATAGAACCAATCACATTGGTAGAATCGGTTGCAGTATAGGCAGCAAGTTCATCAATTACATATAACTGCGATCCATTTCGAACCAATCTTATGTGAATCCTTTGAGATGCTCCGCCACTTTCCTTTCCGACACCAGCATGATCTACTAAAACTAAAATTTTACTTGTTGAAAATTGAGGGGTAATAGTAGCGGTTAATGTTGTGTCAACATAACTTCCTGATGCAGTAGATGTTTGAGTGCTTGTAGAAGCATTAACCGTCTGAATCACACTTCCAGACTGAGCAGATGCAATACCGCCAACATTACTTAAACCGCTAATAGATCCTGTACCGTTGATTACGATTGCCATATTAAGCTCCTACCTTTGCTTTGAGCGCTTCTACTTCTGCGCTAAGTTCTTGAATTGCAGCAGTTAATGTAGCTACTAGGAATGAAGTATCAATATCTTGATAAACTGGGTTTCCATCTGCATCAACGGCATCTTTTTCACCGCCAACGCAATCAGGTACAATTTCGGCTAATTCATGGGCAATAAATCCTTGACCATCAGTACCATCAGATTTCCATTTATAAGTAACTGGATTAAGTGATTGAACTTTAGCTAACGCACCTGTCATTGGTGCAATATTTTCTTTTAATCTGTAATCAGAAGAAGTAGCGTAAGTAGTGTTTGAACCGCTTGTATAAATTCGACCTACTTGACCATTGCCGTTTTGTAAACTAATTGCATTTGTTTCGGATGTTCCATCGTACTTAAAAGCCGCACCACCAGTACCCGAATGAGCAACCGTCATTTGGTAGCCACTGATATAGCCTACTGATATTGTTCCAACCAATAATCTGCCACTAGAATCAATACGCATCCGTTCTGTTGGTGTAGAAGTAGTATCGCTAGAAGTAGTAAAACCTAAAATTCCTGATGTTGATGAAGCACCTGTATATGAAAAAATAGTTGCCGCAGGGTATGTTTGCCCTGAAATAGCATAATTAATTCCACCTACCCAATAATTAGGGCTTCCACCACCACCACCAATAATGTTTACAAAAGAACCTCTATCAGTTGTGGTTGTTTTAACTTGTAAAAATTTACCGCCTGATGGAGCATAACCATTAGGATCAAACAATGTAGTGGAATTAACCATTAAATTCTGTGATGTATCTACTGTTACCGCAGTAGTGCCATTATTAGTTTTTAACTCTAATTGACCGCTGGTATCGCCAGTAAAAGCTACTCCACCACCGCCAGTTAGTGCAGTTATTGTTGAACTCATGCTAATTGCTCCTCAGTAGGTCTAGCTAGTGTAGGGTGTTCCCAAACTGCAAGATAATCACCCTTTTCGTCACCATCATTGACAACAAGGATGCCTAGATCCATAAGCCGTTTATTTTCTAATTCTGGATAAATAGATAAGATTTTTTCAACTAATGTCATGCGAAGCTCACTATGTAATAAGTTACTGTGTAAACAGGAGCGTTAAATCCACTCCCAGCATAAGGATAAGAAGATAACCAAATATTTTGTGAAGAACCCGTTAGATTTACATACGCTAAAGTTTGACCAATTCCACCAATTCCAGATTTAGGGTATGTATTTACGCCATCAAAGTAAGCTACTTTTCCAGAAGATACATTTGTTGTTGAAATATAAGTGCTGTAAGTAGCATCACTTGGACTATTTCCATTTGAAGTAGTTGCGCTAAAATTGGCAATTATTAAAGATTTATTTGGTAAAGCTATACTTGAAAAAATGTTTTGATAAACATTTGAGCTACCAGCAGAAGCAGTAGTAGTGTTACTAGAGCTTGCAAATATCGCAAGAGTTCCAGTTGAAGTTGGAAGCGTCAATGTATTAGTGCCAGCAACGGCTGGAGCTGACAGAGTTATAGCACCCGATGTATCGCCTGAGATAGCCACATTAGCCATATCGTTTTTCCTTTAAACAATTACCCATCTGCTACCAGACGGGATGGTTACAGTTACACCAGAATCAACGGTGACATTGCCAGCACTCATGCCGTTTTTGCCAGTTGTCATAGTGTAGTTTTGAGTAATATTTTGATTATTTTCGTAAACTGCACCGCCAGCAGAAGCGCCACCGCCACTACCGCCACCAGATAAGATCCAGCTTGTGCCGTTATAAGTAACGGTATAAATACCAGCAGCCAAAATATCGTTGGCAGTTAAAGCAGTACCATCCTCATTAAGGACATTCTTAGCAGACAAAATAGAGCTGCTGTTAACCTGGACAGTTAAAGTCGTTGCACCAGTATTGGCATTGGCAGCTAAAAATTGCAGCCATGTACCAGTAGCAACGGTAGTAGTGGTAATCCCTGATGGGTAATTTAAAATAATAGCGTTAGCTGTGCCAGTATCGGCTACATAGTTGCTGTAGTTATTTAAGTCATTTAAGTAACCTACAAGCGTGCTAAAGTCGCTATCCAATTGGGATAACGGGATTGTGCTAGTCGCTGTAGCAAACTGGTTAGGTACGGCTGATACTGGTTTAGTCACTAGAACCTCACTCTTAGCTCATGTTCAAACTCGAACCCGTTAATGACATACGCAGGGTTACTAGATGTTACTGTAATTCCTAAGTATTTTCCATACTGCTGGGCATCTGTTTTGTATAAAGAATATCCTGAAGTACCCCATCCAATTGTTGCGCCAGAGTTATTACTCCAACCAATAGTTTGTAAGCTATTGTTTTGCCATTGAACCAGGGATGTTAGGGTATAAGGCGTGCTTGATCTGTTCTCATTATCTACTGTAGCGCTCATGGTAATCGTGCCATTTGCTGGTGCAGTAGCTTCAATACCAATCTTCAGAGCTTGTTTTGTTCTAATTGGATCAGTCATTGGCAATAGCGCAGTCTGAATCCGACTGGTAATGGTGCTGGTGCTATCGTTGTATAACTTGTACAAGTTTTTATCGGTTACGCCATAAAGACTAATTACGCCACCGACTGGTACAGAAGTGGTGTACTTTAAGCTATTGTTTTGACTGGTTAAAAACCATTTCTTTTCAAAGAAAACAGCCTGTAAGTATCTGTAACTATTGGTAAATTGGCTATCAAAGTACCTAAAATTAAATGCAGCGCACAAAATATTGTTTAAAAGTACCTGTCCACCTGTAATTTCTTCGGTCACAAAATCAATATTAGGAAACAATCCATCTAAAGAATCAGACAATTTGCTAGTTGTTGAACCTACTAAGGCATAAATACCGTAGTTGTTCATAAACAAAACAGATCTAAAGTACGGAAAAATGGCGTAAGACAGCTTAGAACCAACGGATGCGCTCACATTGGTGTTAGTAAACAGGGTAGTTCCCTGGGAAGTTACCCGTACATCAGAAAACACATTGATGGAATCATCGCCAAAAATGTACAAAAAGTTGTTGGCTGATAGCAATTGCTGGATATTTCCATGCAATGTGCCGTCAGTAAGAGTTACAGATCCCGCTGAAACGCTTGTAAAGTCGCTGTAAGAACCCGCAGCGCTGTAGGTGACATTACGCCCTTGGGCAATCCAAACACGCCCTGAAAAGCTCGCTATACCAGCGCCCTGGTTACTGTTGATAATGGCTTGCAATTTAGCGCCAGATCCACCGCCACCTGATACGGTAGCTGTAATATTGGCTGAATTGGTATAGCCTGTGCCTGGATTCGTTACAATGACATTAGTAACCACATTACCTAAAACAATCGGTACGGCAGTAGCATTAGATCCACCCCCGCCAGATATGGTTACAACGGTATTGGCTGCGTTGGTATATCCTGATCCACCCTGAACAACGGATAGCTGAACTGTACCTGTTTTAAAAGTTACTAGGCTGGCTACCGCATTAGCTCCTGAACCCCCGCCACCGCTAAAAGTTACAGTTAGGTTTGCAGCATTGGTGTAGCCTGATCCAGCATCTACTAGGGTAATGTAGCTTACGGCATTGGCTGTAGAGAGGGTAGCAACGGCATTAGCCTGAATACCACCCGTTTGATCTGGTCCTGAAATGGTTACGGTAGGAGCTGTGTTATATCCGCTACCGCCATTGGTAATGCCAATAGATCCTACGCTGCCAATGGTGACTACATTGTTTCCATCCCAGGTTGAATACCCTTTATCTGGATCAAGAATCAATAATCTGTCGTTATTCCATTGAGCTGAGTTAATGCCAGATGTAGAAAAAGTGCCAGCAGGAGCAACATTGCCCTTGGTATTGTTCTCTAAATCAAAGTATTGGGCTGAACCGTTATCCAAAAAAGCAACAATGTAATCGGATACATTGATGTTGCAAGAAGTTAAATAGATAACAGAATTGGAAAAAGCTACCGCCACATTTCCGCTGGTATATACCTGAGAGCTATTAGGGATTACCTTAAGGTTGGCATACCCAATTGGCTGGGCATTTTCTAGCCAGCTAAACTCAGATTCATCAATTGCAGTACGGTTAGCCTTAGTATTAAGCCCTTTAAATTGCTTAACGACCTGGTACGATTTTTTCTGTTCCGCAGCAGCCATGATTACATTGGACTTGAGTAAGCACTAGGAATCCTACGGGTAAACACGCTATTGATAACCGAGCTAATTTGCTGTGTGTACTGTTGTTTAAAGATCTCAGCTTCGCCAAAACTCTGCTCATAAAACTTAGCAAGGTAAGCAGCATAAAACTTTACTACGGTGCTGTATGGATCGTTGATAGCATCAGTAACTCCAGAAGCAGCTAGGGTAAGCGCATTAGGCAATACCACGCAATCTACTTCAATTTGATAAACCTGATCTGGTACAGGACCTAGATAGACTTGTTGTTGACCATAAATACTGAACGCTAGAGGTCTGCCAATATAGTTTTGCCAGAAGCGCAAGCGAGAATTAAAGTCTGTCCAAGATAGGTAATCAAGTGGTACACGAGTGTTACCCCAGTACAGGTTCATATTGAGAATATCTAAAACAGTATTGCCAGAGCTTGGTGATAACGGGCTTGTGCCTACCAGGTTTGACAAGGCTGCATAGCTAATATTTTCACAATTACCAACATAAGTAAGCTGCGCTGTACCATCTGCAAAAGCAGTAGTAGGCGGGTAGTTGCTGTAGTTGTTGGTATTGTTGCCAGGATACGGAGGAGCTGTAGATCCTGAAGTACCTGCCGTAGTGTATTGATAAATAAAGATATTTGAAAATACAAAAGTATTTACTGTTACAGCAGTATTGGCTACCCAGGCTGTAGGGTAGGTTGGTGATACACCACCAATGGTTGCTGTAGGTGCGACTTGACAAGGTGTTTGCGTGACGATGATTTCACGCAAGCATCCTGTATCTCTGACCGTTCTTTCACGAGCAGAATTGATGTAATCGGTTAGCTGTTGGTCGCTGTAGAAATTGCCATTGGCATCGTGCAACAGTCTGCGAACATCTGTAATGTAAGTCGAAAGAGTTGCCATTTATGATCCATGGTTCATGCTGCCACCGAGAGGATCTTTCCCCCCGCCCTCTTTTGAGAAGGTAGGGGTACTCTTTCCACCAACGGGGATAACGATTGGTTCTTTTTAGGCGGTTGAGTGGAGATCTCCCATTGAGCAAGAATTTCAAGTCCTGATTCTAAATCATTGGAAGTCTTTGCCCACCCTAACCTAGCCAAGTAAGATTCTTTGTTGTCATCTCCATAACCAAAAATGTGTCGTGCAGTTTCAGGCGGAATCTCAACAGTAGATCCAGGCTTAAACTCGTAAAACACCCCTCCGAAGCCATCTTTTAAGGTCTTGTCGGTATTATTGGTTACATAGATATTTGACATTAGAAGCTCACCACATCTCCAAAAACACTAATGTTTACGACATTGCTGTTACCAGAAGCCGTATTCACAGTTACAAACAACGCTGAAGTTGTAGCGCCAGACACATAAGTGTTAGCGCCATAAGCTCCAGAAATAGCTATATCTTGATAACGACCAGCAGCAGACAGAGTTGAGAGGGTAGTATTAGCAGTAATTAGGTTTCCAGCGTTTCCGTTGCTACCTAAAGACACACCAATAATTGCCGAACTCACATCTCCAACAGGGCTAGTAACCGTAATTTTACGGATAATAACCCCGCCAGAGTTGCTTACTGCGCCACCGTTGGTTAACCCACCTTTAACTAATGGCAAAGTAACTACAGCATTACCTGTAGCTGCCAGATTGACAGAAGTAGCAGAAGCTACTTTTACATTACCAAAGCTATCTAGGTATAGCTCTGCTACTGAATTTGGGTTAGCCATTGCTGATCTCCTTAAGTGTTATAAGTGCCAGAAGCAGCTAAACCACCATTAACTGTCAACGCTGTAACAGTTGTGTTGGTTGTTGCATTAACGGCAAAGTTAACACCATCAGAAACAATGAAACCACCAGTATTAGCTGCATAAACACCAGTCCATGTCGCCACATTGGTTGTGGAGTTATAGGCTGATACAGCGCTGATTGTTACATTGGTTGTTGGGAAAATTACATAAGTACCAGCAGGAATAATATTACCAGCGGTAGTAGCTGTGATAGTTACTAACTGGTCGTATGCGCCTGGGGTATTAGCAATAGTACCTGCTATGAGGATTTTATTCATTCCGAGTGCCATGACTATTTCTCCTTATAGACTGATAGAGTTGTAGCCAGATACTCTGGTCATGGACTTAGGCTTGGTGCTTACTAATTCAGCAATCATCAAGACAGCGCCTACATAACCGATCTGCCAATTTGGAAGTGTTGATTCAAAACCAGTAAATACGAATGAACCTTGATCGTGAATATACAAGGACAAGTAGTTGCTGTTAATGAAATAAACAGTACCTTCTGGGCAGTAAGGATCTGGATAAATTGGAACGCCAGCTACCATCAAAGCTCTAAATGCAGCAGATGGACCGTTAGCATCGCCTTCAAAACCGTTGCCTGGGGTGATTACATATTGCTCTTGACCAACATAATCTTGGGCTAAGAGTGTCCATGTACCGAATCCGCAAACACCGAATGTTGGAACTTCAGCACCATTCTTAACAGTACCAGAAATGTACTGAAGAATGTTCTGACGGGTTGGGTTAACAGAACCAGCGTTATACACCTTCGATTTCCACCATGTATAGGTAGAACGATTGATGTTACCGTATGTGGTCATGTTTGTACCATCGTCAATTGCGCCTGGTAAACCAATGAATTGCTGAGTGTTCGTGTAGTTGTTGTACAGAGCAGTAGCCATTGCATCCATCATCACATTGGTCGCATCATTCATACGAGCTTCAATGAGAGGAATAATTGCATAGTCTTGCTGTACAGCACCTTCCATTCCTAAGAATGGCACAGGAGCAATCATCAATTTAAGGTTAAATTCAGCATTGAAAGCGCCTTGTTGAACTGACGGCTGCGTAAAGCTACCGCTGTAGTCAGACCATTGTGCGTTAACAAACTGAGCGCCCTGAACGGGTACAGTTACCTGGGATACACCACCTGAAGCCTGTTGACTGTTAGCAATCAAAGCAGCCATCAAGGGTGTGCTGTTGTAAAGTTGAACAACCAGTTTAGGGATAAACGCTCTACGGGTTACATAAGTAAGCTCGTTGTACTGCGATGATCCTGAAGCTGGAAGAATACCGCCACCTATAGGCATGGTTTATCTCCAAACAAAATTAAAATATCCCCTGTGTACTGCATAAATCAAATACCAATCGCTTTACGACCTAGATTGCGAATGTCTTTCAACGCTGCTGCTGCTTCATTTCTCGCACCTTGCTGCGGATTCTTCCAGTATTTAGACAAGTCAAACTTGTTAATTACATTCGGATTGTAGCCAGTTGGAGTTGGTTCAGCAGCTTGTTTCATCCAATCAAAATACTCAGCAGCCGTTTCGTGATTGGTCATACCCTTTTCAAGCATCAGCTTTTCAATTTCATCAATATCGGCTTCTGAAGCTAAACCTTTTTTGACTAATGAATTTCTGCGCTTATCAAGTTCTTCTCGTGCTTCTTTTTCACGCAATTTAGCTTCCAATTGCATAACCCGTTCTTCAGCTTTGGATACAGCCTTTTCGGTATAATCTTCCATCTCAAGTTCAGGAATAGGCAGATTAGGTCTAACTTTTTTAGTTAAACGCAATGCTTCCTTGCGTGTTGCGGGATTATCAGCAAGCTCTTTCATCAAGAGTGCTAATTCATCACGCTGTTCAAAACTCATATCTTCTAAAGACATTTTTATCCCCTAATTTCCGTTAAATGACTTTTTTGGTATCGCCTGGTTTAGACATACTCATCATGTTCTTATAGCCAGCTTTTGGAGCTGAAGATAAGCCACCAAACTCAGAATAACGAGGAGTATTGATTACTTGACCGTTTTTCTGATTATTGTCTGTAGGTTTACGAGGAGATGCTGCACCACGAGGTTTAAAGAGATCCATAATTTTTCCTTACATGGGTTGAGGTGTAGGCATACCGCCTGGCGCTGCTGCTGGAGCAGGTGGAGGTGACATACCTGGGATTGCTGGCGCTTGCTGCATTGCTTTACCTTCAGGCGTTGCGCCACCTGCTTGAGGTAATGTTTGCAACATCTGCAAAATTTCAGATGGTTGTAATTCTCCAGTCTTAGCCTTTTTAGGACCTAAGATGCTGACCATTGTTCGTATAGCAGAAAGGATTTGCTTACCTTCAGCAGATTCGCTGCCAAATGCAGGAAGGGCTTGTTCTAAAAGATCGGTAGCCATGGATACATTTACCATTGCGCC